GAACCATTGACCGCCGATGAGACCTACCTGGCCTTCAAAGCCAAAAACGACCAAATCTCTTCACAACTTGGGTTGCTCGGTTTCCACACTTGCGTGGCCGACCCGGAGAGATATCGGCGCTCCTACGAATATTGGAAGGAAATTTCTGGATGTCCCGTTGATAGGCCCATGACCTGGTGCCTTATGCCCTCGCAGTTTTTGTTCAAACGCTGGGCCAACGTCAGACCTTTTGCAAAGGTTGAGTCCATTTCCGTGTCTAAGTGGCCAAGAAATATCTCGCCACGACACCCTCATTTCAATTTTTTGTGGGCTCAATTTACGAAGCCGATGGAGTCGTATTTTTACCATCACTTGGGGGCATCTGGTGCATTGCGCCGTTGGTGCCCTGCTGGCAAGGAGAATGGAGTTCGTAACCCATGGATTGGGAAGTCCATGAACAAAATCCAGCGAGGCGATGCCATTGCGTACAAGATTGACCTATTCAAACGTCGGTTTGGGGTCCACCCTGTAGTCATTTCGACTGACTGCACTGGGCTTGATGCGCATGTGACCGCGGGTGTGATCAAATGCGAGAATGCATTGTGGTCCGACTGTTTTCCGAATCAGTCTAGCTTCTTGAAAAAGCTTACCCGTATGTTCGAGCTGAATCGTTTCAGCACGGATGGTGTGCGCGGCGAGGTGCGCGGCGCTCGCATGTCTGGCGACATGCACACTGGTCTTGGCAATACTATCCTTACCGTTGGGATGGTGGTGACGTCGTTTCGGTTGATGCATATTGATCGTTATGATATCTTCGCAGACGGTGATGACACCCTTGTCTTTGTCCATCCTGACGATCTTGGTCAGGTTTTGGTGGAGCTGCCACAGCAGTTTCTCACTTTTGGGCAGGAGCTTAAGCTCGAAAAAGTTGCAAGAACAATTTTCGATGTGGAATGGTGTCAGTCAAAGATCATCAGAGTGCAAGTCGATGGCGAGGGGCACTACATGATGGTACAAAATCCTCACAAAACCTTCGCTACCATGGGATCGCATATTCACTGTCGCACTGATTCTGGTGCAGTCCAATACTTCGCTGATGTGTTGTACTCTTACAGTATTATGTATTCGCCAATTCCATTTTTTC